CTGCTCCCACGACTGTATGTAGGAGGCGCTCTTGACCTCGATGCGAACCTCGTCGTAAGTCTGGCCCAAAGAATCCTGCCACTGGAAAGGATAGGTCAGGTCCCACGGCAGCCAGTTTTCAAAGCCGGTAGTCAGGTCAAGGTCGAGCGCCGTTCCCACGATGAACTCGCTGAACGTCCCACGCAGGGTGTTGTCGAGTAGGTCGGAGGAACTCCACCTCCAGAAGTCACTGAGAAGATAGCCGGTCGGCATCCCGTCAAAGCGGATATGCTCATCGCCTGTTTTTAGCGTACTCATGTCATCACCTCTTGAATTTGTCGAAGAAAATAACTTTGCCCTGTGTCAAACGGCTTCTGTCTTTTCTTGATTGTTGATGGCCTCGATGACTACCTTCTGCTCAGGCGTGAGGAGCATGAAAGCGGTCATCATAGACCAGATTGCCTCTCGTTGTTCGAGTGCTGCCTTTTCGTAGGCGGAGACCAGAATCTTCACGTCCGGGGCCTGCCGAGCTGTGGCCGGAGGCTCCACCCCTACCAAAGTGTCAAGGCTGACGTTCAAGACCTGTGCCAGTGCCACCAGAGACTCCACGTTGGGAGTGCGACCCTTCGGCCCGGTGGTGACGTAGCGGGAGATGGTAGTCTCGGTGACACCGAGCTTTTCCGCAATCTCCCGCTGAGTAGTGCCTCGTTGTGATATGATTTTCTTCAGATTTTCCGCAAACATGGCCTTTTCGTACATAATAGCTACCTCCTGAAAGTGATGACTTACCAATTATATATCATCTCAAACGCCCAGTAAACAAAACTGACCAAAATTATAAAATACCTATTGACAGTTACCGGAATGGTATGTTAGAATGAAGATACTGAAGGAGGTGAACGCAGAATGAACCAACTGGAACTGGAGTACGCCAGAAAGAGGAAGGGCAAGTCCAAAGAGGACATGGCGGCTGCCATCGGGAAGTCCGTGGTCTCCTATGGCAAGAAGGAGCGAGGCGAGATTAGCTTCAATGACGATGAGAAGCTCGTCATCGTTAGGGAGCTTGACCTTACCCCTGAGCAGTTCAACACTATTTTTTTTGACGGCAGCTTACCAAGTTGGTAAGTGCCTGCACAGGAATCATTCACATGGTCATTTTACCGCAGAGAGGAGGTAAAGAAAATGGGGCGTGACGCTATGAAAGCCGGTGAGAATCCATGCTTTCGGTGTAGGAAAGAGGCCGCAAAGTACAACGACAAGCTATCCAGCCGGGAAGGAGCAGCGGAAGCTCTCGGCGTGTCTGCATCCAGCCTTGCCGACTACGAGCTGGGAATCACAAAGGTCATCCCGGTTGACAAGGTGGTGCTGATGGCGGACCTCTACAACGCCCCGGAGCTGAAGGCTTGGTACTGTACGTCGGAGTGTCCCATCGGAAAGAGCTTTCCGATGCCGTCCTCGGAGCTTTCGTCAGTAGAGCGCACAACGCTGAATCTGCTGAGGCAGCTCCGGCAGGAGGATGTAGAGGAAGTCAAGGAAAAGCTCATCGACATCACGGCAGATGGAGTCATCTCAGAGGATGAACGGGTGGACCTTCAGCAAATCCTGAGCTATCTCGACGGTCTCATCAAGGCGGCCGGAGAGCTTCGGCTGATTGGCCTGAAGGCCATGAACGGAGGTTGAGCGATGGCGGATATTGCGACCCTCCGGCGGATTCTGGCAGAAGAGTACGGAATCCACTCAGACAAAGAGCTGCATGACGCTCTGAAGAACAACCCAAAGGTGAACATCGGTGCCTGCGTGTCGCCGGTGAGAAAGGAATGTGAACAACATGAAAAAGACCGCTGTATCGCATAAACCCGGCGACATCATTGAGTTCGCTGGTAGCAAGTTCGTGGTGCTGGACATCCTCGACCCCTCCAGAGATGTGCCGGAAGGTCATGGGTACATAGATAACGGCCCCGACCTCTTCATCCTGTCTCTGGAGTCTCAGGGCGAAAGCCGGTTCGGTGATAGCAACAACTACGTCGAGAGCGAGCTGCGCCGCCGGACGGCCGCATGGCTGGACGACCTGCTGGCTCATGGCGTTGACCCTGACCTTCTCCGTACCCGCACCATTTACCTAACCACGATGGACGGCCATGGGAAGTACGGGGAGCTGACGGTGAAGGCCGCCCCACTGACCATGGACGAGGCCCGGAGGTATGCCGACATCATCCCCAACTGTGACGACGTCTGCTGGCTGGCGACCAGCTGGGGTGGGCCGGAGCACTACGGCGCCACGGGCGCCCTGCTCGTCAACACCAGTGGCAGCTGGGGCTACGGCCACTGCTCCGGCTCGTATGGCATCCGCCCCGCTTTGGTCATTTCCTCTCTTCTCTTGACCTCTAAGGAAGAGCTTGACCTGAGCGAAGCCTCCACCGAGGAGCTGTTGGAAGAGCTTCGCCGCCGCATCGAGGAGTAAGGCCATGGAAACGAGGGTAGAAAAGCGCAAGCGGATGAAAGAGGAACGGCTCCGACGGGCTGCCCGATTTTCGATGGTGTTCATCTCTGCTGCTGTGCTGATTTTGGCGTGGGCCGCCCTCACGACCGCCGGAGGCTCTGCTGGTACGTTGGACACCACGCCGCCGAAGATGCTGGCGATAGCCAGCGATGAGCCGGTGGCAGAGGCGGTCAGGCTGACCCTGCACGTTGACCACGAGTCGGAGGAGCCGATGTGGTCGCAGGCGGAAGTGGAGGCCATAGCCAAGACGGTGTACGGCGAGGCGATGGTCACAGGTTCAGATGAGGAAATGTCCGCCGTAGTCTGGTGCATCCTGAATCGGGTGGACAGCCCGATATACCCGGACAGCATCATCGGGGTGATTACTCAGTACAAGCAGTTCCACGGCTACCATGAGGATAACCCGGTGGATGCTGGAATTGAGACGCTGGTGCTGGATGTTCTGGGCCGGTGGGAGGCAGAGAAGCAGGGGCAGGAGAACGTCGGCCGGACGCTTCCGACTGAGTACCTGTTTTTCTGGGGAGACGGGTGGCACAACCACTTCACCACTAAGTTCCAAGGCGGCGATGAGTGGGATTGGTCGCTGCCTAACCCTTACGATACATGAGAGGAGACCCCAGCGTGGAATACGAAATTTTGAAGGCACGAGAATCGGCGGAACGCACCCTCGGCTTTGTCATCGACGACGAGACAGCCGAAGAGGTGCTGGACTACGCCAAGAGGAAGTGCGAGCTGAACCACAAGCCGGATGAGTACCTGCCGCTGCTTTACGAGAACGAGATGACGGACTACTTCATGCGGCTGGCAATCAACCTGAGAGGAGAGATGAACCGTGTGCGCTGTGTGCATGAGGTCGCCGTGTGACCCCAGATGCCCGAACGCTCCAGAGCCTCCGGCCGTTCACACCTGCAAAGACTGCGGGGAAGGCATTGTGCCGGGGGACGAGTTCGCTGAAATCAACGGAGAGTATTACCACATCGAATGTCTGGAGAATATGACGACTCGTGAGCTTCTGGCCTTGCTGGATGTCTACACGGAGACGGCGGAAATGGAGGGAGACGGATGGTAGAGATTCCTCAGCTCCCGGAGCTGACCTTCGAGGAGACCCGGCATATCTACCGGCTGAACGGCATGGAGATTCCGAGCGTCACGACACTGATGAAGCCCTTGTCAGACGATTTCTACCGCACTGTCAACCAGTCGGTGCTGGACCGGGCGGCAAAGAGAGGCACTGCCATCCACAACGCCATCGAGAACTTCACCGAGTTCGGGGTGGAGGACATCGACCCGCAGTACGCTGGGTATTTTTCAGCCTTTCTCCAGTGGTGGAATCTAAGGAAGCCGGTGCCGCTGGCGATGGAGCAGCGGGTCTACCACAAGATTCTGAGATATGCAGGCACGGCCGACCTCATCTGTGACATCGGCGGACGCCTGACGCTGGTGGATTACAAATCCTCCGCTCAGGTGAACACGAAGCTGTGTGCCGTGCAGCTCGAAGGGTACGACAGGGCCTTCGAGAGCCACGGGGTAAAGGTCGATGACAGGCTGATACTCCACCTGTCCAAAGACGGCTATCAGGAAGTTCCGTTCCAGCGCAGCTCAAAGTGCTGGTCCGTGATGTCTTCGCTGATGACCATAAAAAACTACATCAACGAATCATAGGAGGTACGACAGATGAACCAGAAAGAGAGCATTGTGGCGGTCATGCCTGAGCTGGAGCCGGTGGACGAGCAGCAGCTCACGCAGGAGGTCACGGACATTGAGTTCCGGGCGGAGAGCTTCGTCATCCAGACCCCGGAGGACTACGAGGCCGCCGGTGAGTTTGGCAAGCTGCTGAAGCGGAAGGCCGCCGAGGTCACAGGCTTTTTCAAGCCCATGAAGGACAGTGCGTATCAGGCGCACAAGGCGGTCTGCGACCGTGAGAAGGCCATGCTGACCCCTCTGAAGAACGCTGAGAAAATCGTGAAGAAGACGATGGGCGACTACCTCATGGAGCAGGAGCGAATCCGCCGGGAAGCTGAGGAGGCCGCACGTCGGGCCGCCGAGGAGGAACGGGAGCGCAAGCTCAAAGAGGCGATGGCGCTGGAGGCTGCCGGGGACAAGGAAGGTGCTGAGGCTGCCGTGGAAGAGGCTGTGGTCATGGATGAGGCCACCGGCTACTCTGTACCGGCGTCGGTTAAGCCCAAGGTCTCCGGCGTCAGCACGTCAAAGGATTGGGAGATTACCAGCATCGACACAGCGAAGGTGCCGGTGAACTTCAGCGGTATGGAGCTTCGCCCGGTGGACCAAGCGGCCGTCATTCGGCTGATTAGAGCATCCAAGGGGAGCATCGCCATCCCCGGAATCGCCTACCGTGAGGTGGCAAAAATGAGCTTTAGGAGGTAATAGAAATGACGACCGCTATGAGCAAGGCTGAGAGCAACGCCCTTGTCGTGAGCTACGATGTCCTCGGAACCCACGTC